GTAGAATTATGCTCTCATTTCTATGCGAACCCATCCATAGTTTTAAATCATCGCGGATTTCATACATTTAATATGAAGCTTGTGTTTGAGAGTTGGTCTGTCCAACCAAACTAATGAAAATGCAGAGATTCCAAGTAACAGTCGCCGCAACACCATAACGAAATTGTGTTGACGTGCTAAAGCTCTTGGCTGCTTCCAATGTAGGCCAAAAGTTGAAGCTGGAACCATCCCAAACTGAATACATAGTAAATCCGTCGTCAATCGTGACGCTGGCTAAACTTGATCCAGTGTTATAATCAATCAAATTTGCTGTTGTGGTACTAGTCCACGAAGCGTTAGTTCCACTAACTGTGGAATTTGTGACCAAAGCAATCACCTTGAAAATGTCACCAGTCACCACTCCAGTTGGGCTTGTGCTCGTGCCATCAGGATTGTTACCTTGAACAGCCCCCGTGAAATTCGTGGAAGTTGTGACAGCAGTAGCAGTCCTTCCAATCGTAACATAGTTCCAGACTCCTCGCGTAATAGGTAAAACACCAGCTCTAGGATTAACATTCATTTCTTTAAATGTAATATCAAAATCAATTAATATGTAACCGGGTGAATTTACGGAGTTCGTTTTACTGAAAATGAAAATCGAACCAGCTGATTCTTCATTCATGTCAGTTGTTACACCATAGTTCGTTGATCTAAATTCTTTGATAGGATCAATCATCATGGAATGATTATTCCATTGGGGACCAATCACCGTCGCGGGATCAGAAAGAACGTATGGTAGAAAACTATTACTAGTGAAATCGATCATTGGTCCGTTTCGATCACGTTCATAATAAAACAAGACATCACCGGCCTGACTGGTCGGTGAGCTTGTGATATAATGAACGACAAGGCGATTAACCTTGAATTTCGAAAATAGTTGCGCGTAGCTGCGTAGAGAACTTGTCGTTAAAACTGAGGGCGTAACTGGCATACCACCAATCAAACTCCAGTTTGTAGCTGCTGCCACTGTAGCTTTGCATTCAAAAGCAAAATCGCGTCCAACGACACGACAACCATTTACTGAATTGGTCACCAGAGGTTTCGAACCACGGACACTGTTACCAATCGCAACAGGCGCTGTGTTTATCGTTGATACCGGTCCAAAACTGGCGCGGCGTTGAACTTTAGCCTTTCTAACAGGCATACGTTGTTTTTGCTTATTCATTTTAGTCATTTTTACTCCCAATCCAACCGTATATGCATTAACACATGTACACTTTATTTTTAAATTTCTTTTTAGAGTTAAACTTAATTTTATTTTTTCGTAAAGGAGAATACAGATTTTTCATCTTTCCTTTGTAATCATACTCGTTTCCGGCGAGGAACTCTTTAACAAAAGCTCCTCCGCCGTTAACTTTCCCACTATAGGTCAGCTGAGGTTCATCAGACGTATATCCATATGCTTCACGCTCGATTGTTGGCGACTCAATCGCAGAATGAGACCCTACTGGCAACGTAGGCATAATGAATATAGGTATGGACTGAACTTCAGCAAATCCTTCTGGATCAAAACCTCGGAGTTCGCTTCTTGGCTCCTGATGAGTAAGACGCCAAGCACTCGTGCTTGAAAGCGTGCTATCCGTCTTACCAAGAGCTTTAAAGGGCATCTCCCAGGGTCCACCGGCTTCTGCTCCAACGTACGTTTCGCCAGTAGCGCGAGCTACTTTACGCGCTAAGGCGTTTCCGTACAATGGTATAGCACCTATGGTCCTAGGAATTAAACTCATTTCTCGTGTTTTGTCATAATATATCTGATCAGCTCGATCAAGATCATCAAGGCTATTAGCCGTGGCATAACGAAAGTCATGCTCACGGGATAAGTAGCCCAATCGTCCTGTCGGTCTGACCTGATTCTTGGTCGTCGAGCCCTGCAGCTTACCAGCCGAATAATAGGGCCCAGTATAGCCATCAAAATAGGGAAAATACCACTCATCACCAAATGTTTTATAAGATTTAAATAAATCAAGGGATAATTTAGTTGAATCCAAAGGGAACATTTGCTCCATCCTCCTCCCATAAACATATAAACGAACAATGTATAACAAACTCATATACACACACATAACGTGAGGGTTTAACGTCTCCTCAAGACGTGTTAATTTATTCAAACCCTAAAACCTTGTACTGTAACGCTCGGCGTTTCTTATACAGGTTCAACGGAAAATGTTCAGGATGCATCTTCCTAAGGTCTCTAAACATTTTGTCAAAGAAGTCAAATTTCTTACTATCCCAAACATGATTCAGCATGTGACAACTCAGTGCTGATGCCACAAACTCAATCTTGGTGTGTTTGAGATGTGCGATGTGCTTGGTGAAACGAGTGGGGTGGTAAGTCCAGACCCCATCGAGTTTCATGAACTTATTGGAGAAAAACTCACAGCCTTCGAATTGTTTATGAACAACAAAGTCCGTCACATCGAAACCGAGAATCTTCATCTCATTTTGATAATTTTCAACTGGGAAATCACTGGGGAAAGTCTGTAAAACATCATCTCCACCAGCAATTATGGCATAATCATCACCGAGAATTACCTCTCTAGAATAGCCCATTCGAATCATCGTCAAAATGTGCAGTGCTAGTTGCCCCATGCTATTGTAAGCAATAGTCATCAGGAAACCGCTCTTCATGCACCCAGGCTCACGAGGTCCAAATACCTCACCATTAGTACATCTATATTTAGTGTCTCTTGCGACACGCATGACGGCTTTCTCAATATCCTTCAAATATTGATCAAAGTCCTCATCGGCCATGTCAGCAGGTTGCACTGCCAACTCTTGTGTTGTACGATAACAAATCTCGTACAACCAGAAAAAGAAATTGTAATCCCATGCTCCTTTATCACTCTCCCCAACACCGTTGGGGAAGATCTCAGCCAAGTGTTTGATATCACCTGGCCGCTGCGGATTGAAAGCGAATTTAACTGGGGATTTCTTCCAGTTTTCAACGAGTGATGTTGCGAAATTGCCAAAAATGCAATTGTGTTTCACCATCTCGTGAAGAGGTAAGCCTGATACTACACGCATCATCTGACTCTCTAGCTTCTTCCTCTTATTCGGCTCAGCCTTTCCAAACATCTTAGCAAACAGGTCATCTTTCGAATCCCATTCCTTCAAGACCAATTCAGCGAAACCGTCTTTAGTGAACTTATTTAGCACACTTTCGTTGGTCGCTAATCCATTGGCCTGGTAAGGATGTCCGGGACTCTTTGAATCTCTGACTGCTGTCGAGTTAAGAACTCTGAGTACACTGCCTTTGGACCTATAATCAACATCTGGTTCGAATTTATTGGCACTCATGAACTCAGCCAGAATGGATACTACCGTATCCAATTCCTTCTGGGTCGGAGGCTTAACTACAGATTGAACCCGCTGTTCATACAGTTCCAAGTGCTTCACTACCGAAGTCGCTTCAGTTTCCGCATTAATTACTGGATAGGCATACTTTGTCGGATCATAACCCATTGCGCTTAGTTTACTCTCATTCTTAGAGATGTAATCAGCTACTTCAGGGCATTCCGCGGGAACCCCACCACAGTGGACTGGGCGTTCCCGCGGATACCTAATGACCCCATTAATCTGCTCAAATTCAGGCCTACGTTTCATCACATCCGCGCTCTCGTCTTCATATCCGAGAGCTCGCGTTAAACGTTTACGCTGTTTTGTTGAGAGCACACTTGTGTCAGCATCCATCATTTGTTCGATTGCATGTTGATGGGCTGGATTGCCCTCATGATACAAATCGACCATTTCATCAATATCCTCGCGACTCCACCCCAGATCAACCCTACCGCTGGAATCTTCAAACCCATAAAGCTGTCCTGAAAGCAATTCCTTGACTTTCGCTGAGCGTCCTTTGAATTTAAAATCATGTTCGCGATAGGTGATATCCGGAGCGTTAGACTCGGGAACGGCAGTCAACAACATTCGAATTAATTCCATCCGAATGGCTACATTCTTGTCGCCAGCCGCCGCAACATGCATACCAACCACGCTACTTCCTGAAAATAGCGGGCTGCCCGAAAAGCCTGGATGTGTACTAGCTGTATGCCACAGCTCTTCCAAACCAGATCCGGGTAAGGTTTTCCCGGAGCTGGTCACAAACAAGCCATCAGAACCATTGAAGCCGTAAGCAGAGACTATTTGGTTATATTGAGAATCCAGTCTATAACTGACACGATTCACTTTAATCCGAGCCCACTGTTTGGGGGTCAGCTTACGTGCGAAAACGTCATAGTTAGCTTTTATCTCATTACTATCCAATGCAAAGAAATCTTGCTCAAGTTCGCAGACTCCTTCCGTATCGACATGATACAACTCCTTCTTGGTGTTTTTCATGCCGGTCAGAAAGACTCTAGCGATTCCACTCGATATAGCGTTAGCAACATGGGCTGCTGTCACTAAATGGTCGTCCAATCTAAAGAACGTTCCTATGACCGCAAGCTCTGCTGCCTCAGATGCTACCATAATAGCTCCGACATGATTACTCTTGCTGGGGAAGAACGAACTTCCCGGAATAGCCATTTCATCCTGACGCAGAACCATTGTATCGAGCGTATCATTAAGGGTCCACAATTTACCCTCAATGACTACTTCATGTGTAACTCCATGTTCCGTTAATCGTCGTGCAATATACTTTGTCTCGCCAATTTTGGCGGGAGCACGCAAGACGAACTTCTCAACGGCACGTCCTGTCAATGTAGCAACTAAATGCACCAGGTAGCGCAACATTTTCCAGACTAACATGATACTGGCAATCACAATTACCAAATCAATAAGGGCTCGAACCTCATCACTCATAAGGTCATTCAATGCTCGTGGGATGTTCATAAGAATATCCGCAATCCAAGCTGTGAATGCTACGATATAACAAGCTAAGTCCGTCAGTCGGGCTATAAGCGCCATCTGTCGGCTAATCACAGCATCAAGACTTGACACTGGACTCGCCGCGACGATTTGACCCGAAAGCATCATATTAAAAAGCGTTGCTTTAAGCATGAATAATAATGCGCTCCTGCTGCGCACAGTACTCAAAAGAGTCTGAGCGTCGCGCGGGCTGCGAATTGAATTAATCGCCGCCGCTGGCACTACTGCTTCCGGGTTTGGTACCGTCAATAAAACCCGTTCGTTCCACGTTCCTTGCGCCCTGTAAACGTCTGGTAAACCTTCATAATCACCATAAATCTCATCCCACCCGTTAGGGTTTTCGATTGAAGATTCCTGAATCTGAAGAGTACGCACCAGGTTATATTGCATGTACGAGAACAAACTCTCAACTACGTTAGAATGACAATCTCGACAATTCATGAGCCATGACAACATGAGCCAATTGAGACTACGTCTGGAAGGACTGTCCATGGCGTGCATGCTAAGCGGATGAACGCGATCAAATCTACTATCGTGTTGAGTATCAGAGCGTAGGGTCCTGTGAACGAACACTTCGCACTCGATATTATCAAAATATACAGCTGTATTGATGGTACGCAAAAGTCGCACCTGAAAGCTCAACCAACTAAGGTCAAACACTTCACAAGGCGTGAGGTAGCTAGCCACCACGCTGAGTGCGGCGTTAGGCAGCTTCCTAACGAAACTACGTAACTCGCAATCTCTAGTTTCCCTCTTATAAACTTGTAACATTTTTTAAAAGTAAACTCTTT